ATCATAGTATATTGCTCACGTTACAGCTATACATATATAAGAGGACATAAAAAACGCCCTCCTTTCGAAGAGCGTTCTTTGGTAGCGCCTCAATACAGAGGTATTAGTCTAAATAACAAGTACAAGTATTAGCACATAAAATTTCATTTACGATACTATTAACACCTTGGTATTTATTTATTTGAGCTTTTTTACCTTCGGTAACAATTTCCATGTATGAACCTGGGTTAGATGGTGTTGAAACAAAATCCCAACATAGCAATTCGAAGTCATCTTGTACCTCTAATACACCACCTCTATCTTCTAACGAACCCATTCCACGAGAAGAAACACCTACTGTAATATTATTTTCAATTAGTGCTTTAAGTATGTTACCTGATGGAGTAGGTAGTATTTCAATTTTACCATACACTTCATCTCCGTCCCACCACATTTCAGTAATATTATGGGATACATTTTTTAAGTTAATAATAGAGGATTCTGGGTGGTCTAATTCACCTAATGCTCTATTTTGTTTAACTGATTCCATGTATTTATCGATCTCACGTTCCCATAATTCTTTTGGGTAGTAACGACCATTACCATTTTTTACTTCAGCAGTAGCTAGGATACCCTCAACCATAGGGTTACCTCTGTTAGAGAGCTTCCCTTCAGTGAGCATTAAACCCTTAGGTTTAAATAGTTGAGTTTCTACTAGTACTTTTTTCATCTTAGTCTTCGTACTCTTCAGTTACTTCGTCTACCATTTCTGGTTTTGAGTAGGCTTTACCACACATTTTTTCATACAACTTTTCCATTTTAGCCTTTCTTTTTTCAAGGTCTTTAACTTCGCGTTGCATTTCTTTCATTTTAGCTTTATCAACTAATTCAGATAAGTTATCGTCTTCAGTAACCATTGAAATTCTATGGTTTTTAGTATCGATAGCTTCATCAATAGCTTCAATTTGAGCCTCTAATGTAGTAATTTTACCTGCTTTCTCGATTTCAGCTAATTTAGAATCTACTGTTTCTTTTTTAACTTTTTTCTTAGGAGCAGCTTTTTTAGCTTTATCTTCTAAATCTTCTTTTTCGTCACGCATTCCATCTAAGTAACCTTCTTCCTCAGCATCAGTTCTAGCATCTTCTTGAACTGGGGTTGGAATGTTTACGGGTTGGAGATTAACGTAACCGCTAAGAGTTTCGTTTAATAAGTCTTTTAGGTTTACCATTACGCCTTCTTTTAATTTAACTTCTTCCATACCAGATGAAGCATATTTACCTTTAATTTCTTTATCTGATACAGCTAGACCAGGAGCATCTTCAGTATAACCTATACCTTTAACTCCAAATGCAGCATTTTTAACGTAGAAATTTCTATCTTTTTCTAAGTTTTTAGCTACAATTTCTTTTAATTGAGCTACATCTTTATCAGCGTTTTTAGGATCTTTCATTTCAGCGTAGTATCCTTTTAAGAATTGCTCGCCGTATAAGTTATCGATGTTTTTAGGATCTTTATAGTCGAAACCAGCAGTCTCCATATCAACAACTTCTTTAGTTGGTTCTTTCTCTACTGCTTTTACTTCCTCAGCTAAAAAGTTAGCCCAGTTAGCAAATGGATTAGCTGTGTTTTGAGTAACAACACCACCTACACCTTCTGATAAGATTGATTTTTGCTTCAATACTTTTACTGCTGTTGGGAAGTCAGTTAAGTTATTAAATAAATTTGGAAATTGTCTTAAAGCAGACTTCATGAACACATCTTTGTGTCCTTTTCCTTCTTTAATAAGGTTGTATTGTTCTTGTAATGTTTTCATTATTGCTGTTTTAATAATTTTTCAATATCTTTCAAATAATCCAAAATTAAATCTGTAGCGTATACTACACTATATGATTCTGGTTTGTCCTGATAGTAGGCTATGGTTTCGTCTTTGGCTTTATCTATTAGGGGGTATAAAGTATTTAAACGTGCTTCGATGTCTTTAAAAGCAGCAATCCGTTTTTCTTGGTGTGCTGCTCGACTTTCGTCGCGTTCTTTTAAATTTAATTTATACTTATACATATTATTTCTTTCCCCATAAATATTTAGTATCTACGGATTTTGATTTTTTAGCTAATTTTTCAGGATCAACTAATTTATATCCAAAGTTTTTAGTATACATACCACCATCAGCATATTTACCTTTTTTCTTACCACTAAAGGCATTTGGGGTAGCATATTGAGCACCAGCTCCAGCTTGAGTAGAAAAACTATTACCACCACCTGTAGTACTAATTTCACCTAGTCCTTTAATCCGAGCGTATTCTTTAGCTTTATTATTACGTAAATAAGTTCTTAACTCATTTCTACGTTTTTTAATATCTAAATAATGATCTTTAAAAAAAGGCTCACCTGTTATATCAGCTACTTCTTTAGCTGTTTTCATTAGGTCAGTTATATCATTAAATAATTTTTGATAATCAGCTGAATATTCAACGTCCCAAGTAATTTGACCCGTTTCCGGGTCAATATTAGTTACTGTGGTTTGTATGCCACCTTTTACTTCAGTATCGCCAATTTTAGCCATGCGCAGTTTTTAATTCTTCTACTAATTCTAAGTATTGAAGAATATTTACAATATTATCAGATGTTACATTAGCTGTTTTATCTAACTCCTCAATTAAAGTGCTTACTTCATTGATTTTTATTTGAACAGCTTTATCAGTGATTTGAGATAATAATTCAGTTAATTGAGATTTAATTTTACCTACTTCAGTATTATAAAATTCTCTTAATACTGGAGTTGAGTCAACTGAATTAACGTATTGTCTTAATACTTCTTTTTGGCTAGTGTGTAAACCATCATACTTACCATTGAATTTCTCCATTAAAATTCTGTAGGTGAGCATACGAGTATCTTTATCGTATGATTGGAATTCTTTTAATACTTCAGCTTCAACTTTTTCTCCATTAATATCTGAGGTAGAAAGATGCTCTAGAAGAGTCATTTTATTATTTACAATAATATTAGTATCTACTAAAGCTTCAGTATTTTGTACTTCCGATAACATATAATAAGCAGCGTGTACTTTATAATGTGGAAGTTTTGTTTTAAAAAATTCTTCTAAATTATAACTATCTTTAATTTCATTAATCAAATTATATTTCTCTTTTTTAAGAGCTCTACGATTTAATTTTTTAGAAGATTCTAATAAGGTTTGGATTAAAACATTAGCCTTACCTTCAGTAAGAGTTGTAGTTTTAGTTAGGGCCTCGTATAGTTTATATTCCTTTCCTAATTCGGATTTAACGAAATATTTTTGAATCAAATTGATAGCAGCTGAGTCTACACCATTTAAGGTATCAGCTGTTACTTGACGAACTAATAGTTCGAAAAGAATACCAGTATTTTTATACTTTGAATGCTTAATGTTCATTCCAAATAGGGTTTATTATAAATATATAAGGAGATATTACTCTTTAATGTTTTTTTCATCTAATAAAGACTCAGTATGTTTTCCTAAAGATTCTAATAAAGAACGATTTTTCAGGAATTGCTTTTCAGCAGTTTCTCTTAGACCAGGTTGATCGTCTACTTTCATTTCTTTTTTACCTAAACGATCTTTACCAAACACGTTTTGTTGAGTATTAATATTAGATACTTTTTCTTCAGGGCGACCTAATGGTTCCTTTTCGTTGTAACCATCTGGTACATTAGCAGGATCACTTTCCATTCTACCTTGTCCGTATAATGAAGCTAAATCGTGTGGAGTACCGTATGAACGTCCTGTTGTAAGTGGATCATTACCTTCAGTCTCAATCTGAGCTAAACGGAATCTACGTTTCTGATCTTGTACAATCAAGTCTCTGTATTCCTCATATTGATCTTCGCTGAAATGGAATACATGCTCATAAATCCAGTCTGTTGGGAACATTTTGTTTTCCATCATTTGAGCAGCTAGATCTACTTTTTCTTTCATTAATGCGATCTTTTCTTGATCATAGATAATAGAAGGTGTAGTTAAATCTAATTCAAAATTAGTCATTTGTTCGTCTCTATACCCTTGAGCATATAAGTGAACTAAAGCAATTTTGTATAATTCTGAGATTAAGATACGTTGGATGCGGTCAATTGTACGACCAAAACGAATATCTTCAGCTGCTAATGTAGCTTTACCTGATAGATCAGCATCGTAACCCATAAATGCTTTAGGCACTTTAAGGGCAGCAAATAATTTTTCTCTTAAATATTCTACATCTTGAATACCATCATATGATAAACCAGGTGTAGTATCAATTTGAGTTGCTTGATCATTTCCTCTAACTGGTAGGTAGAAATCTTCAAGTAAGTTTTGCATGTTGTATTTTAAGTTATACTCACCTGTTTTCTCATCCATGTACGGAGTACGTTTTAGGGTTGAGATAGTTTTTTGCATGAAGTTTTCTACTTCATTTGGTGGAATAGAACCAACATTAATTTTAAAAATACGTTTTTCAGGTGCGCGTACGATTCTATGAATTAACATAGCATCCTCCATTAACGCATATTGCTTGTATAGCTTACGAGCAGGCTCAATGTAACTTCTACCATAAGGTAAATAATTCATATCCGAAAGTAAACGGAAGTGAGCAATCTCATAATTATCAAATGTAATCATGTTAGCGTTCTGTTGATTAGGAACACTATAGTAACCTGAAGATGAACCACCATAGAATCCATCTGGGTTGTAATTAAATATTACTTTAGATGGATTTTCTGGGTCGAAATTTTCTTGTCTTTCAATATGATATGCTGAATAAGGGATAACATTATATACACCAAATTTTTCTGAGATCTCTAGTTTTAAAAAGAAATCACCATACTTACACATCTGGCGTGTCCAAGCCCAAAGATTAAATTCAATATTTAATACGTCATAAAATAAATTATATAATATTTTTTGAATATCTTCATCTGAGGATTTGATTTGAAGCACCTCACCCATATCATTTTTTAAACTACATTCATCAGCAATAATATCAAGAGCAGAAGCAATAATTGCATCTGTATCCATTACATCATAATCTGAATAAAGCATAGTTCTCAGGTATTGGTAGTTCATATTGAACTGAGAACCATATAAGGAAGTAGAAGATGGATTTTGATACACACCTCTGTACCTATCCATTAAAGAGTTAGTTGCAAACTCTCCTGAGGTTTGAATGTGGTCGGTATCAATTGTTTTTAATTGGTTACCTCCTACATTACGGATAACAACATCCGAGGAAAATAATCTTTGTAGTCTAGTAAATAAGCCCTTATCAGCCATAATATAATTTATTATTATAAATATTGTCTAGAGAAGCCAGCTAATATCTTCTTGCTTCCCGTTTATCTCTTGTGTGTAGGGGTTACTTACATTATTAGCATTGTAACCACCTCTCCAGGATACTTTATTAGTAGAAATACCATTTAATGCCGCCTTACTCATATCTAAATGTTGTTGGCTAAACTTAAATGATGTATCTCTCATAAACATACCCATTCCAAATGCCATAACTAAATCATCGTTATAGCCTTGTTGGGCTTCAGCGCGCCCATTTTTCCACATGAATACTTTCATTTCCTCAATCAAGCGTTTTGATTGAATTGTAACTGATTTATCGTTAACATATTCTTGGAGTTTACCTATTATTAAAGGTCTAACTCTTGATGTCATACTAAAACCAGGAACCATTCTACTCGTATCCATATATTTGTCAAAATACGAATCAGCTCTTGTGGAATCACCTTTAGTTGAGTAATAAAGGTTAGTATATCCTCTATCAATGATAGTTTGAATAGTGGCCCAACCAATTGAAGCATTCTCTACTACAAGTAAAGCCTCATTATATTCGGTAGCTATACCTACTAACAAGTGACCATATTCTTTTGTACCTATTTGCCCCCTGTATTCAGCAATTTGCGTATTCGTTTCAATGTCGATAACATGGAACGCAGAGTAATCTTTACCATCTCCACGAGCAACATCAGCAACAACAATGTAGGTTCTTGAGTAATCAGCGGGTTCCCAGATCCATAAATTTTGGTCAGCGCCTCGCTTCTCCAAAGGATCTTTGATATATGTTTGTTCATAAAATTGTAAGTATTCAGCATAGAATACTGTATCACCTGAAGTAGAGAAATCACAGTCACATTCTTGTGCTGCCATACGAGGATCACCTAGTAATTCATCCTGTCTATCTCTCCACTTTTGATCACGTTCAGGGTGAACGTACCAAGGTAATTTAATGGGTAAAAAGTCGTTTTCGTTGTTTTCAGCTCTAACCCACGTTTTATGGAACCAGTTACCTGTACCATAAGGAGTAGATAGTGCTATACAACCACCACCCGTAGCTAGGGTTTGTTGAGCTGAAGCCCAGATCTCACCAATGTTTTCAATAAATGCTGCCTCATCAATTAACAGCAAAGAAACGGCTTCCGATCTACCAGCATCACTTGAGGCTGATGTTGCTTTGATCTGTGATCCGTTAGCTAAACGTAGTGTTAATTTGTTATTTTCAGGTGCATCTATTTTAAGCCAGGAAGGTAAATTTTCATACATGAATTTAACCTTCGTAACCATGTTTTTAGCTGTATCTTGTTTTGTCGCAATACAGAGTACGTTTTTATCTTTATGGAATAACATCAACCATAAAGAATAACCAGCACCTAAAGTAGAGATACCTAACTGTCTAGATTTTAATACTACAGAATAGGGATTTTCTTGAAATAATTTTAGTACTTTTTCCTGGAATGGGAATAAATTAAATGGAATACGTCCACGTTGTGGGTGCTGAATAAAACAGTACTTTTTCATAAAATGAGCTGGGTTAGCAGCACATTTAACGTATTCTTGTTGGATTATCTGTCTTAAATTGGGTTCAGCCATTATTTACCTATTTTCCAGTATAGGCGGCCTGATATTATTGGGAAGAAATCTTTATCTACCCCTAAACCAAAACCGTATACATTTCTTTTTTTATTAACGTACATTAACTCACCACTAACATAGTTTATTGGTGATTCATTTTGTACAGGATTTATCATCCCTCCTACCGCAACGCCCCAAAATAGCTCGCGTTTGTAGAGGTAAGTAGTATTAGTAATTGTAGTTGTTGGGATGAATATGTTGGATTGAACATCTCGCATTGATATTAAGTTACGAGTAACCGTATCATTTATCACAATAGTACCAAGAGTATCAATCTTAATAG